ACTGCATATTGTAGAAGATGCCGCCTTGGTCGGTCATTCTCTTGAAGATTGCTTCGACGTCGGCAAAGGTCACCATACGTTTCTGCACCATCTCCATCACCTGAGCAGTGGAGATTGCCTCGCCTTTCATCCTTGAGAGATATGTTGACAGCTCACCAAGGATGTTCACGCCGGCTTCAGTGAACTGACGTATCTCGGACGCACGCAGATAGTTGGCGGCTTTCACCTGACCGTAAGCAAGAATCAAACGCTGCATATCGACACCCAAACCTGCGGACACATCAGCAAGACGTTTCGTGGTGTCAAACAACTTCTCCGTCTCGATACGGTAAGCAGCCAACTGCTTGGTGTATTTCGTCAACTGCATAGCGGTATAAGGCGACTGCAATGCCGCACGCATCGTCTTGTCCCAAATCTCGTCAGCCAACTGTTTGTTCTGCAAGATGGAACGCAGAGCCACTTGCTGAAGTTCGAACTCTCCACGAGTCTCAATGAGTTTCTTGCCGAACTGAGCAAGACCTCGGACAGAAAAAGCGACACCGAAAGCAGACGCAAGACGTTGGAGTGACGGGACCATGGATGTCACTTCCTGTTTAGTCTGTTTGAGAGAACCGTTGATTTGGTCTATGGATATCTTGGTACGACGCATACGCTCGACCATAGTGTTCTTCGCCGCTTCTTGGGTGACACCTTTGTATTGTCTGCCCAATTCTCGCATTGAAGCAACGGTCTGCCTGATAGAGGTGTTCAGTATCTGTTGATAACGGTTTTGAACGTCCGACGCCTGCCCGCCCTGAGCCTTAATCTGAGCCTCAAGACGTCTGCGTTCGTTCAGCAGGCGGTTGAGTACACGGAAATAATGTTCCTGCTGTTTGAGTGCAGCGCTTGTGCCGTCACCGCCGATGGCGCCCAGTGCCTGCTTGCCTCTGCCGCCAAGAGACGCAAGAGTTCGCTTGTTTTTCTCAATCTCTTGATTGATTTCTTCGATTTTCTTGCGTTGCCTATCATAATATTCGTTTGTTCTGCCATCTTTTGCAAGGTTCGCCTCCAACTTGTTGCGCTTCTCAATCAACGCATTGATTTCATCCATAGTTTTACTGACCTTGGTCATTTCCGTAGCACGAGCATTACCCAATGCAGTACCTTTGGGACCTTTCTTCGTACCTGCAGCGGCATTAACGATTTTAATCAAATCGTCATACATCTGAGCAGCAGACTTCTTGGACACGTCAGCCAATTGTTTGTACTTGAATTCAAGACCTTGCAGTTGTTTTTTTAACAACTCAACAGCACCTGTATCCTTCAATTTTTCATACTTGGCAATATCGTTTTTTAAACTCGTTATCTGTTGCTCTATCTGTCCTTTTTTGCCAAGCCCCAAGTCTATCTGCAACTTGATTTTCTCCGCATTGGCCAATTTCTTTGTCTGCTTGCCGATATATGTGACAAGGTCATCGATGCTGACTTTCCCTCTATCCGCCGCATCTTGGAACATCTTAACAATACCCTGTGTGTATTTCTCTTGGCTATTGATGGCTTTGTCAAGAGAAACATCAAGGTCAGCGAGGTTTTTCTGCAAGTCTTTTATCGCCTGTGCTGCATTGTCTGCCATTTTTTATATCTCCTATTGGTTTTTTATTCGTTAAAGTCTATTGTTATTCCGAGGTCGTTGCTGAGGTCCTGCACGCTCTTGCCATTGACGTCGACGGTCTGTATCTTGCGATTCTGAGCCTGCTTCTCCGACAGATAGTTGACGTGACTGTTGTCCATCCCCATTATCTTTATCATCGGTATGCTGTACTTCCATAGGTAGTCATCCATCGTCATAAACGGGTTCGCCTTGAGGAAGTCGACCAAGTCTCCAATTTCGCTCACGGAGCGTATCACTTCTGTCCTGCTGTCTTCTTCCTCGCCCTCTTCTTCTCCGTAACGCTCGCTCTGAATATCTGGAGCATAGCCAGAGCGTCCATAAAAAAAGACACATCCACCATCTGCAGGCAGTCCAACATTATGTGAGCCATCTCATTCTTGTCGGCACTCCACATGATGGTGTCGTATGTCCTCTTGTAAAGTTTGCTGAAGCCCTGATTCGGGTCTCCGTTTTGGTATATCTTGTTCTTGTCGTTCAACAGTGCGAGAGTGAGCACGTTGCACAGCGCAGGCATAGACATCATCAGAGCCTTCAGCACGTCGCCGTATGTGGCACTGTCCGCCTTGTTGATTTTACACACCTCGTTTACAATGAGATATTGCGTCCCCATTCTCAGAGGGCGCATCTCCCATTCGGTTCCTGCAAGTTTCTCTATCGTGGGCGAGTCCGCAAGTATCTCGGCCAACCTGTTCTGAGCCTCGTCGGACACCTGCAATATCTCTCGTTCCTGTTGTTTCATCCGCTGCTTTACGTCGGATTTCGCTTTGATTATCGGCATAGTATCAAGTCTTAAGTTTCGATTGCAAAGATACGATTTTTTTTTAACTCGGCGTATATGAATTCGACCAATTTCCGTTATTAGTATTAACATAGACGTTGGAAGGCGCGGAGCCGCCTGAAAAATCCACCTCCACGAACTGATATGTGGCTGCTCCCACGACAGCATTGGCATAGAACAGAGGCGAATACCCCTTAGGTACGAACAGCACAGGCGTCTCGGGCACATACTCGGCGGTGCCGAAGTCCAACACCTTGCCGTCGTTGTCCTTGTCTTTGATGGCTATGCCGCAGGACAGCGCCACACCCGTCATATTGCCCTGTGAGGCACGAGTGCGCATCTGCTGTATGAAGAGGCGGTTGTTCATCTGCACCATAGGCAGTATCACGTCGGGGATTTCCTTCTCGTCGAAGCCTATCTTGATGAGGGCGAACATAGGAGTGAAGTCCTCGTTGAAGGCTACTGCGCCGTTGACCGGCACAGGCGTCACATCCCTGTTGATGGCGGTCTTGACGTTGAACAAGGCTTTCAGGGCGTTGTCCTGCATATCGAGGCACTGCGCTGTGAAGCTGTATCCCGAGCCCGAATGGTTAATCACTATGGGCTGACTGTCAAACTCGTTGTCCTTGGTGGTCGTGCTGCCCTCGGACTGCTCTATCACGATGGAGTCGCCTATGATGGCTGAGATGTCGTAGATGGTGGAACCCAAGACATAATCCTTGACGGTGCTGTTGTACATATAAGGCACCATCACCATTGAGGCAGCCCTCTTCAGGACCATCCTACCTGTATCTGTTGTTATTATTGGCATATCTGTGTGTATTTTGTTTGTTGATGGTTACGAAAAAAGGGAACGGTACTCGCCCATTCCCTTTCCCTTATTATGAGGCTTGCGAAACACTGTTCGATTAAGCGGCTGTGCCTGCCTGCTGACAGACGATGGTTCCGATGAGGACTCCGTCGTCGAAGACGAGCACTTCTGTGACACGTGGGTCTTCGCTTGTGTTGGCAGTGACTGTGACCTTAACCACAGGGTGGGTGCCTGTAGCGTCGACTGTGGCTGTTGCCCAATCAGCACCGCTTTCAACTGTGACGGTACCTGTAGCCATTGTCACCTCGAAGGTCTTGCCTGAGGAGTCAGCAGCAGCTGTTGCCCAAGTCATAACATTGAGAGGGTCGATGGTCACTGTGCCGTCAACAGCGATGTTGATGGTGGTGTTGCCAATCTTGAAGCTCTTGCCGTTCTTCACGAACATAAGAGCTGTCTCGCTCTCGTTGGCATTGCTGCCGAGTTTCACGCCTGTTGAGTACAGGACGCCTGCCAAGTCGCCACGGGCGACGTCTGAGCGAAGGTTCTCGAGGGCAGCCTTGCTGTCGAGCTTCACCTTTGGCATAACGACGTTCTTGCCTTCGAACTGAAGGATGATGAGAACGTTGAGGTCCTTGTACTGTGACGGAGCATATGCGAAGCCGTCAGTGTCGGTGTTCCAACCGAAGAGGTTCTTCATCACGACGTTTTGGAAGTCGAGGCACTGCATGGCGACATTACGTGCGCCGAGGCTGACGTTCTCGTCCAACGGGTCGTCACCGAACTCCCAAGGAATCTCGGTACGGTCGGCGTCGTCCTGTGTCAAGGCGAAGGTGTCGCCGACGATGTCGTGGACGTCATAGCCCAAACCACCGAGGACACTGCCGTTGTAAGGGATGAAGATAACCCCTGTAGGGTCTTGGAATCTAACCTGATTCTTGTTTACTTTAGTAATCATATGATTATCTCCTATGTTTAAATTGTTAATTGTTTAATCCGTAATTATTAAGTTAAAGTAGACGTAGTTGCGGTGCCATCCTATCGCTGTGTCATAGTCCGCACCGTTCGACATCCTGTCAACAGAGTAATGGGCATTGCTGATGGAATCCAACACATCACAAAGGTCTTCCTCCATCTCACTGAGCTTGGCTACATTCTTGGAGCCGTCGGCAAAAGGTCTCGCATACAGAAACACGTAGACTGTCGCCTTGCTGTACACACCGAAGTCCGTCATAGGCAGGTCGCAGTCAATGAGCACCATGTCATTCCAAGCGTTGTCTATCGCCGTAGGCAACGTGCCTGCGAATGTGTGGTCAGATACAGCACCTTGAAGTGCGCTGTACAGGTACTCTTCGACCTTACTTGTGTTTGCGTATCTGTTCAATGTTTTCATACTTATACCCTGTCAAATACATATCCGTAATAAACGCCCGACTCTCTCTTCTTGAAGTCATACACCCCTGCCAACATCCTGTCTACGACGAGTTTCAGCACGGGCAGTCTGTAACCTATTTCCAATCTTGCCGCATAAGGCATCGTGGCTGCGATTACGAGGGAAAAATCCTTCCCGTAATAGGGGTCGTACTCCTTCAGAAACTGTTGGGCTCGTTCCGCAGGGTCGGGGTGGTTACTCTTGCCAAGCATCTCCATCCTGTAAGTGGCGGATGAAGAGGTGTTCGTTCCCAGGTCGCTCGGCGTAAATAACCCTCGTTCCCTTCTACCGCCCGTAAAGCGGTACATCCTGCGCAAAACGCCTTTGTTGTAAACCCCGAGGCAGATACTGCGTGTTAAATCCACAGTACGGTTATAGTAGCCTCTGTTTACAGGCGGCGTCCAAGAATTAAGTATCTTGGACATTCTTCTGCTGACGTCATCATAGAAATAATTGATGATTTGCTCGTTGATGGACTCACCTTTCGGAAGAATGTCGCCCGTCCCTATCAGCTTCTTGAACTTCTGTCTCGCCGACAGCAAAGTCTTCTCTTGATATATGGGACCGAGGTTCGATTCGCAATAGATGCCTCCTATCATTTGTCAACAGCCTCCACCCTTGCGAGATAGCCACGCTTGCCGTCGAAAGAACCGACCTGTGACGGGAAGACCCCTATGACCTTGCCCGCCACAAGCAAACCGTACATCGTGCCTCGGAACATATGTCCCGGCTGCACAGGTACGTCGACACCGGCATCGAGCGGAACGTACACCTCGTATCTTGCCTTCGCAGTGGCGCCTGCAAGCGAGTTGGCGTCCTCTTGGATGTCGCACACGACCTCGGCGATAGTGGTCTCCTTCGCAGTCCACTTAGTCATAGGTCTCGTCTTGTCTATCTCCGAAGTGTAGAACTCACCCGAGAATGGAAATGCCGTTGTGCCGTCCCTGTCGATGTATGTCATGGTTACCTCTTGTTATCGTTTTAAATGTCGTTGCGGAAAAAGACCGTAGCGTTGTTCGGCACCTGAGTCTCATCCTCATACTCGTCGTATATGCCCTGTATGTAGTCAAGCAGGGCGTCCTTGTTGTATATCGTCTGAGAGCCCACTTTCTTCGAGAAGTTACCGTGAGACTCGTCATACGAAGCCCAAACATTGGGTGAGAGATAAGCGGTCAGGAGAAGGTCGGCGGTCACTAAATCCTCATCTCTTTTTGTGAGCTGTGAATAAGCAGTAACCTCCGCCACACCCCTCTTCAAGGCGATGCGTTTAAGCACCGCCTTGCTGAAGGTGAATCCCGTAAGACCACTCATGTACTCTAAGATGTCAAACTCTATAGCAGCCATTTTTACGTCTTACTTTTGTCTTTTAGAAGCTGTAAGGTGAACCTGCAACGTTCGTCTTGATGATGAAGTGGTACAGGAACTCGTCAAGAGCAGGGATAGCCTGCATCATTGCCTTTGCGTGCCACTCTTTGTAGATGCCGTTAGGCACCACAGAGTTCTCAATTGTCAACAGACCGCCGAGGGCAGGAGTGTAGACAGCCGAGATGAGGTTGTTCTGATACTTCGCCAACTTCGAGTCGAGGTTGCTTGTGTGCAACACGAGACCTGCGAAGCCCAAAGGACGCACGACGGCGATGTTCTGAGCCCATCCGCTCACGATGCCGTTGGTGATGTCTTTCTGCTTCTCTTCCACGATGACGATGGTCGGCATACCTTCCCATTTGCTGATGGCGTTGAGAGCCATGTCGTCTGTCATCTGAGCTGTTGCAGGAAGCAATGTGCCGTTGACGTTGTAGATGAAGCGGATTTGGTCGATTACCTGTGCGTTCTTCAGGATGTAGTTTGTCCAAATGTCCTTTGGAATCTCCAACTGCCACTGAATCTCAGCACCGAACTTGTTGTTGAGGAGCATGACGAGGTTACGACCCCAATCCAAGAACTTGAAGTTAGTTGTGTCTGACCAAACGACGCCACCTGCGTTGAGGAAGTTCTCAGCAGGGATAGCAGCTTTGGCGATACCTGCCTGAATACCTTCGCCCTGTTTGTAGTTCACGATACCTGTTGAAAGCATCTGAGCCGCCATGTGCGAAAGAGTCATGTTCGCAGAGTTGATGTTGCTCTGCAAGAAGTCGATGACGTAGTTTGCGAGAGAGATGTTGTCCTCACCTACCTGTTCGAACAACTGCTCCTTGTACTCTCTTTCGAGAGCTGTCTCGTGGTAAACCTTGCCGATGAAATCCGGGATGGTGCCGGTGTACTGAGCGGCGTTACCTTTCTCCATCGGTGTGCCGTCTGCCAACGGAGCTCTCATGTCCATAAGGACACCTGTCTCAATCTGACGCTGACGAACGATGAAGGCTGCTGAGCCGTCAGGGTTGGTTGGAGTGACGACAGGGTCGACACGGAACTTGCTGCGCCAGAATGTGTAATACTGCGGGATGCGGTTCGGGTCGTTAAGAATAAGAGTCTGAATGGCTCTACCCTCTTTTGACCAAAGAGCTGCATACATTGTTGAATCAAATTTTGCCATAGTGTTACTCCTTTCTTAATTATTCGACGAATGTGATTTTTTTCCAAGTGTAGGTCTTCTCGTCTGTGCCCGAGATAGCGATACACATGAACACGCTGTTGTCGGTTGTGTTGGTGTAGGTGCCACCGAGAACGCCGACTGTAGCGGTTGTTGGGTCTGTCTCACCTGACTTAGGCGCATTGGCTGAAACCTCTGTGCTGACCTCTTCGATGTCCTCTTCAACACCTGCGATGGCGTTGTTGACATAGTTGGTGTCAGGGATAGAACGCATGTCGTAGTAGTTCACCTTGAACCATCCGTTCACGTTGGAGCGGTTGAGCTTCAAGATACACTCAGGAAGTGGAGACATCTTGTGGGTGTACATCAAACCTCCGAGTGCAGGAGTGTAGAGATAACGTGCGTCGACGTAGTCTTCGCTCTCTGTACCGATGTTGGCTGTGTCAGCCACGTTGTCGAACATCATGTCGGCATCGCAGTCGGCGACGGCGTTGATGTTCTTGACGAGCATAGCCTTGTTGTCGCCTGCCTCTTCAGCCTCGACCATGACTTTGCCTTTGGCGATTGTCAGGGATGCTGACACTGTGAGCTGCCACACGTCAACAGAATGACCGCCGATTGTTGCGGTTGTCTTGACAACGGCTGTTACTGTGACAGCCTTGCCTGTGCCGCCGATTACGTCAGGGGCGACCATGAGGACGTCACCGACGAATGGGATGTGCTTGTACCCGTCTCTCTCGATGTACACTGTGGTTGATGCGCTGACGGCGTCTGCCACCTTGTAGGTCTTGAGGATGTAGACTTCAGGACGGACACCTTTGTCGTTGGTGCGGAACTCCAAGAGGTCGCCTGCGAAGAACTTCGCACGACCCTTGAATGGGTTCATGATGATGCCGCCGAAAGTTGGGTACACGAGTTCGTTGTGCAACTCCTTGAGTTTCACAAACACGGACTTGTAACCGCCGATTGAGCCCTGTTTCTGAACAAGGACTCTACCACGGAAATAGCCGTAATCTACTGATTTTACCATACTTTTACGTTTTTTAGTTATTTAGTTTCCTTTTGACCGAAGTCCCCTCGCATCTGCCCGAGCTGCGTGTCAAGTTCCGAGAGGTCGTACTGACCTTCCTGCTTGGCGCCCGGTGTCTTGGGTGTTATCGAGGTTCTTACCACGTGCTGCTTTTGGTAGAGGGCTGCGTAGTCTTTCGACTTCTGCTCGACGTCGGTGTCCTCCGCCACCGTCACCTCGTTCAGCAATGTGTCGACCCATTCGTTGTCGTCGACGCCCTGTTTCGCAATCGCCGCCTTGAGTTCGCTGCGTTTCGCAGCCACTTTCGCAGCCTTGTCTGCGTCAGCCTTGTCTTTCTCCAACTTGTCGATGCGGTCGAGCAAGGCTTTCATCTCATCGCTCGGCTGCGTCTTGTCGGGTTCTGTCTTTGATGGTTCTGTCTTGGGCACCTTCTTCTCGAGCTCTGCAATTCTCTCTTGCAGGTTCTTGGTAGCCGTCGAAGCGTTCTTGTGAGCCAATCCTGCGGCTGTAGCCACGAACGGATAGACTAACTTGGTGAAGTCGGCAAGTTCCATCGTCTCGTTGTCACCCACCATCTTGAAACCGTTTTCTACGTTCTCTGTAATGGTTCTGCTCAAATCAAGGTCTTTGTCTTTGGCATCAATCATGGCGGTGAGGGCTTCAACCGCCTGTTCTGCTGTGAACTTCATATTTTTTCGAATTTTAGGATTAAGTTTTAAATGACGTCTCAGGTCTTGAGACTGCCTCTGTATACCTACATACAGTAGGATTTACGCCGCAAAATTACAACATTTTTTTCAATGTTACACCATTATTGTGAAATTTCTATTAAAAATTTTTTAATTTATGTAAAGATGTAAAAAATAAAAATTTTTCAAAAAATATTTGGTGGTGTCAAAAAAGTTCGTATCTTTGCACCGTCAAAACATTAAAAACATGGCAGAAGAAACGAACGTGGAAAAGAAAGAGCCTCAGAGAAAACTCGTCGGCAAAGTAATACCGAGCGCAGGGCACTCACTGTTCTCGCTGAACCTCAAGACAGGCGAGATAACGAATATGGGGCGTCCTAAGCAGGTGGACATGGAGAAAGACATGGTCTACCGCACGGCACTCAACAAGAAGAACTTCGTCAAGAGACTCATCCGAGAGGGCATAATGATAAAGCGTTTGGAACGTAAAACTAAAGACAATGGAGAAACAACTGAATAAGGAAGACATGCAGGCGTATGAGCGCAAGGAGCGTGCCGACAAGGGCGGCAGACACGTCCAACCCAAGCACGGCAACTTCCGTGTCGGTCAGTACGACATCACGGGCAAGTTGGAAGCCGAATACGACAGCCTGTACGACGCAGTGGACAACAACAAGATAGGAGCCACCTACGCCGGCATCTTGGCTTGCGTCGAAGGCAGAGCCCACCGTCACCGCAAGAAGATTTGGAGAAAGGAACCTAACAATGAATAGACCTACAGTACAGGAATGGATTGACAGCGCCATGCGCAGCGGCAACGTATGCAACGACTATATGCGCAAGTGGGAGGCTGCCGCCACGAGAGCCGAAAGGTTCCGTGTCATCTGCGATGTCAACGGCGGCGAATGGCTGTTCGACCTTGACGGCAGAGGCGTGCAACTGCCGATAGACGCCTTCGTGGAGGAATACATCAACTTCATCAACGGCAAACACATAGTAGAGTATCCCGACGGATACTCGAGCAAGATGTACTGCAGGTATAACGGCGTCAAGGACATTGTGGCGGACACCACCATCGTCTACCTCTTGGACTGCCAGGATATATATGTAAACGTACCCGAGAACTCCTTCCCTCAAGTATATTTAAGTAAATCGAGCCGAGATGTTTGTCTTCACGTAGGCAAGGGAGCCC